GGGTATCATTCATTATCGTTTAGTACCACCTGAACAGTGGACTAAAGAACCGACTGGTGAAGAGTGGTTCAACATGACTCTTGAACAGAAACATGAACACAATGAACTGTATAGAAAACAGAATTTCAATGACAGGGATATTGCTCGTGACGATCTAGTTTTGATTCAAGTCATTGAAGAACTAGGTGAAGACGCTGATGGAAGACATGCATCATTAAAGATTGTAGAGATCCCTGATGATGTTGAGTGGCAGATTGAAGAGTATGATGGTAGCGAGTGGATTGCCGAAGTGCATAGAACTTGGAGTTAATTATGGATGAATTGGAAGTACACGATACGTTTGCCAAGAAAATGGCAGATGAATATCCTCGTTATTTTGGCGAAGGTTGTCGCTATGGTGGATTCGCAATCGGTGCTGGATGGTATCATATTATTGAAGCACTGGTATCAGAGATTGACCACTATACTAAATGGCGTCGCAATATGCGTGCCAATGACTTGAGAAAACTCCGTGCAAAGAATAAAGGTATGGAAGCACTCATTGATTTTATGGTGGGTAAAAAAGGTCGTGGACCAACTGATTGGGATCTTGAACGTGCAGAAGATGTCATGGAAAATGGTGTCAACGTAACACCAAAGGTTGAGTGGATTCGTGTTCAACAGATTAAAGAAAAATTTGGTGGACTTCGTTTCTATTACGATGGTGGTAATGACGAGATCTCTGGTATGGTAAGAATGGCAGAACTTTGGGCAGGTCGCACCTGTGAGACTTGCGGTAATAAAGGTGAACGTCGCAGTGGTGGCTGGATTCGTACACTCTGTGACACACATGAAGCAGAATACCAAAATCGTATGAAGAATTATAGGAGTGAAGACGATGAGTAAGTGGGTAATGGTCGAAGCTATCTCTCAGTTTCGTATGCGATACATGGTAGAAACACCAGATGAACATCCTGAATATGCTCTTGATGATGTGACTATGCAGACAGCAAAAGAGTTTTCTCAAGAATGGCTCGGTGAAACTATTGTGAGTCATCGTGTAATGGGATCTACTGCTGAAGCATTGGTTCAGTGTGACTTGGATAATTCGTACTGTTCTGGTTGGACAGATGAACAAAAGATTAATGCTTTCTTTACAAAAGATGGCGAAAAGGTAGAAAGATAATGTTTGTATTTGACGTAGAAACTTTGGGTGTTGAATCAAATGCTGTAGTTTTATCTGCAGCAATGGTTCACTTTGATCCAGAGAAACGACCAACATATCAAGATCTATTAAACGATGCTTGCTTTGTTAAGTTTAATGCAAAGGAACAGATGGATGTAGGTCGTACTGTTTCAAAGTCTACACTCGAGTGGTGGAAAGAACAGCACGAGTATGTAAAGAAAGTTTCTCTTGAGCCATCACGTGAGGACATGACTGTTGAAAATGGTATGCAAATGTTCTATGACTACATGGCAAAGTTTCCAAACGCAAGTAAGCAAACTATGTGGGCACGTGGTTCACTTGATCAATTAGCCATTGATTCATTGGCAGTTAAGTTTGGCTTGCAAGAGATTACTGGGTATAATATGTGGAGAGATGTCCGAACTGCAGTGGATGTTCTCTATGGAACTACAAATGGCTATGTAGAAGTAGACCATCCCCTCTTCAAACGACACGAAGTGATTAAACACCACCCTGTTCACGACTGCGCACTTGACGCAATGCAATTAATGTACGGAAAGACTTAATGGAATTTTATACCAATGTAGCACCCTATGGCGACAAGATGTTCGTCAGAGGATACGACAAAGGAAGACCATATATGCGTAAGGTAGATTTCTACCCTACGCTTTTTGTCACTTCTAAGTCGCCATCCAAATACACAACTCTTGATGGTCAGTATGTTGATGAGATGAAACCTGGAACTATCAAAGAGACCAGAGAGTTTGTGAAGAAGTACGAGGATGTTTCTGGGTTTAACATCTACGGTAACACCAACTACGCTTATCAATATATCTCTGATAACTACGATGGCGATGTCAACTGGGATATGGAACAAATCAAAGTGTTCACCATTGACATCGAAACTGAAACTGAGTCTGGATTCCCAGACATTCGTAGTGCCAATGAAGAAATTCTACTAATCACCATTAAAGATCTTCAGCAAAAGACTGTTGTTACGTTCGCACAAACTAAGTATGGAGAGTATCATTCCTCTCGTGCTGATGTGACAATGCATAATTGTCGTGACGAACAACAACTGTTAAAAGACTTCATGGTCTGGTGGCAACAAAATTATCCAGATGCTATAACTGGTTGGAACACTGACTTCTTTGATGTGCCATATCTAATCAAACGAATCTCTCGAGAACTCGGTGAAACATTTGCCAAGAAGATTAGTCCATGGGGTTTGATCACTGAACGTAATACATTCATCAAAGGTAATGAAGAACTACACTACGATATCTCTGGCATTAGTCAGCTGGATTACCTAGAACTTTACAAGAAGTATACCTACACCAAGCAAGAATCTTATCGTCTTGACTACATCGCACAAGAAGAACTTGGCGACAAGAAAAAGGAGAATCCAGGAACTGACTTCCGTGACTTCTATACAAACTATTGGAAAGACTTTGTTGAGTATAACATTCATGACGTTGAACTTGTTGATCAACTGGAAGACAAGATGCGTCTACTTGAATTGCATCTTACCATGGCATACAATGCGAAGATTAATTTCGAGGATGTTTACTCACAGGTTCGTATGTGGGATACGATTATCTACAATCACCTGCGTAAGAAGAACATTGTGATTCCCATGAAGGTTTCTAATGGTGGTAAGTCAGAACAATTTGAAGGTGCGTATGTTAAAGACCCAATCATTGGTCAACATAAATGGATGGCATCGTTTGACTTGAACTCTCTTTATCCGCATTTGATTATGCAATACAATATTTCACCAGAGACGTTGACACATGAGAAGTTGTCTGTCACTGTTGACAAATTACTTAATAAAGAGATTGATACAGACTACTGTAAACGCAGAGACCTAGCATTAACTGCAAATGGTTGGTGTTATCGTAAAGATGTTAAAGGATTCATGCCTGAGTTGATGGAACAGATGTATGTTAATCGTTCCAAGTTTAAGAAGCAGATGCTAAAGGTTGAACAAGAGTATCAAAACGATAAGAGTAAGGTTCATCTATTGAAGGATATCTCCCGTCTTAATAACCTGCAGATGGCTATGAAGATTGCTCTTAACTCTGCTTATGGTGCGATGGGCAATCAATACTTCCGTTACTTCGATATTCGTATGGCTGAAGGTATTACTACTTCTGGTCAGTTGTCAATTCGTTGGATGGCAAACAAGTTGAATGCCATGCTCAACAAGACACTCAAGACACAAGACAAAGACTTCGTTGTTGCGATTGACACTGACTCGATCTATCTAACATTGGAAGATCTGATTGAAAAGGTTTGTGTTGGTAAAACTACCGAACAAAAAATCAAGACCATGGATAAGATGTGTGAAGAAGTTTTTCAACCATTCATTGATCAAGGTTACACTGAACTTGCAGAATACATGAATGCGTATTCGCAGAAGATGGTTATGAAACGAGAAGTTCTTGCTGACAAAGGTATTTGGACTGCAAAGAAACGCTATGTTCTAAACGTGCATAATTCTGAGGGTGTTCAGTTTGCCAAACCTAAGATTAAAGTCATGGGTCTTGAGATGGTTAAGTCTTCCACTCCTGCTGTGATTCGAGATAAACTACGAGATTCTCTCAATGTAATTCTGGCAGGTGACCAAAAAGATCTTCATACATATGTTATGGAGTTTAGAAAAGAGTTTGATAAACTTCCAGTTGAAGAGATCGCATTCCCTCGTTCTTGTAATGGTGTGAAACAGTATGCAGGTTCTCCTGTTTACATTAAAGGTACACCGATTCAAGTTCGTGGTGCGTTGCTTTACAATCATCATCTAAAGCGTATGGGACTAGATAAAAAGTATCAGCCAATTCGTGATGGTGATAAGATTAAGTTTGTTTATGTTCGTACACCTAATCCTCTTCAAGAAGACGTGATTGCTTTCAGCCAGCATCTACCAAAAGAGTTGGGACTGGAAGCATACATAGATTATGACAAGATGTTTGAGAAGGTTTTCTTGGACGCACTACAAATTGTCATCGAGCCACTTGGTTGGAAGACTCAAGAAGAAAGTTCATTGGAGGATTTCTTTGGCTAACATTAGAGTTATTAAAAAAGGAATCACCGTATCAAAGATACTAAAACAGTTGCATCAATATCCTGAAGATTGGGGTGCGCAAAAGAACATCGAGGGTGTTCAAGATTTAGTGGATGGATATGGATTCCCTGCAGTACAAGCAGGTGTGCTACAACTTGTAATGGGTGTAGTATCATCAACAGAACAGTATGTTGGAGATAGTGAAATGTCTAAACCAACACCTGCTTGCTCACATCACACAGAAGTTATCTCGTTTTTAAAGAGACATTTTAAGAAGTTCGATCGATGTGGCTTCTTATCTTTACCAGTCGGTGGAGAAGTTGGACAACATATTGATATTGGAAGTTATTACCAAACACGAGACAGATATCATCTTGCAATACAAGGAACATACGACTATACAGTTGGAGGAGAAACTGTAAGAGTTGAAGCTGGAGATCTAATTTGGTTTAATAATAAACTGTCGCATGGAACAAAGAACGTAGGCGATGTAGTTAGAATTACATTTGTGTTTGATGTTCCTCATAGCAAGAATAATCCATAATTGTCTTGCAATAATACATAGAGTATAATAGGAGATATAAATGAAAGTGTTAAAGTTTTATGCCGATTGGTGTGGTCCATGCAAAGCATTGACTCAGGTTATCACCAAAGCTGGAGATAAAGTTACAGTTCCTGTTGAAGCTGTAAACATCGATGAGAATATTATGCTCACCCAGCAGTTTCAAGTTCGTTCTGTTCCAACAATGGTCTTAGTTGACGCTAGTGAAAACGAAATTAAACGACAAGTCGGATTGGTAAATGAAGAAGGTCTATTAGAATTCCTGAAAGGTTAATATGAGCATTTTAGATAAAATCCGCAAGAACAGTACAATTAAAGATACTGCTATTCTAGCACAATCAAAATTCTTCACTAAGAAGGATATGATTCCTACCAGCATTCCTATTATCAACGTGGCTCTTTCTGGTCGTCTTGATGGTGGTCTAACTCCAGGTCTTACAATGTGGGCTGGTCCAAGTAAACATTTTAAGACAGCATTCTCTTTGTTAATGGCTAAGTCCTATTTGGAAAAGTATGAAGATGCTGTCCTTTTATTTTATGATTCTGAGTTTGGTACACCTCAGTCTTATTTTGATTCCTTTGGTATCGATACAGAGCGAGTTGTGCATACACCAATCACTGATGTCGAACAGTTGAAGTTCGACATCATGCAACAGTTAAATGGTATCGAAAGAAACGACCACGTTATTATTGTGATTGATTCTATCGGCAACCTTGCTTCTAAGAAAGAAGTTGAAGATGCATTGGATGGTAAAGCAGTAGCTGACATGTCACGTGCCAAACAGATGAAGTCTTTGTTCCGTATGGTTACACCTCATCTAACTCTTAAAGATATTCCTCTTGTTGTAGTGAATCATACATATAAAGAGATTGGATTGTATCCGAAAGACATCGTTGGTGGTGGTACTGGCTCTTACTACTCTGCTGATAACATCTTCATTCTTGGTCGTCAACAAGAAAAGGATGGAACAGAAATCACTGGTTACAATTTTATTATAAACGTAGAGAAGAGTCGTTATGTTAAAGAAAAATCTAAGATTCCTGTTAGCGTATCTTTTGATGGTGGTCTTAGTAAGTGGAGCGGTCTATTGGATCTTGCTCTCGAGTCCAAACATGTGGTCAAGCCAAGCAACGGATGGTATGCCAAATGCGACCCTGAGACTGGCGAGGTAGAAGATAAGAAGTATCGTCTAAAAGAAACTGAGAACAAAGAGTTCTGGATGCCGATTCTTACAAATAAAACTTTCTATGAATTTGTAAAGAACAAGTATTCTCTCACGCAAGGTGACATGATTCAAACTGACGATCTTGATAAAGCATTAGAGGAGTTGGACTTTGAAGACTAATGATTTACCTGTAAAGGTTGTTGAAAGTTCTTCTACAGGATTGCAAGCATTAAAGTTGACAGAAGAACCTTTTGCTGGTATAATCTATACATACGGTAAGGTTGAGTTTGATGAAGATGAAGCGAATGATAAAGTGTTCATTCGCTTTGAATATGAAATACTCGACCAAGCTGGTAAAGGTTTAACAGATAAAGCACCATTTGAAAAATATATTGGCGACATTTTGACTGAGATGATTCATCGAGGTGTCGCTGAAAACAGTTTAGTATATACAGGCGGAGTTGATGAGAATAGAACAAAAGATTCTGGCGAATCTGATTTATGATGAGCAGTATTGTCGTAAAGTAATACCGTTTTTAAAGAAAGAATATTTCTCTGACAGAAAAGAATCTATTATAATCTCTGAGATTATAGAGTTCTTTAACAAGTATAACAAACCCGCA